TTTCTCTTGTTCATCTTTCTTATCATCATCTGGTTCTATATAATCTTCGAATACAGGCTCTACATGTTTCCCCCCTTCCTTCTTCTTTTCAGCATCTTTTTTGAAGGTCTGATAGACAGAGTGCTCAATATCTACCACCTGCCCGGTTTTGTACTTCATCACTCTATTAGTTCCATGAAGTACAGCCCTAAAATCTCTTAATACTTTAATTTTATGTGTTTCCACTGGTATCTCCTATGTTGCTGCTATGTTAGCTGCTGCTACTGCTGTAGGCTTGATGTTAGCGTGCCCTTTAACAGCGAAAGCTATTACTTCTGCATTTGTACCAGTTGAGCCAACCGCCCTAAGTCGACAATACTGCTTTGAACCGATATAACCGATCGAACCAATAACTTGATTATCTTGATCATCAGTTGTTATTGATAAATCAGCTTCTTTACCAATTAGCTGTTCATCCGGAACCGCTCCAAAATCAGCATCAGCAGTAGTATCTGAATGCTGAACTTCAAAAACAATCCCTTCAGATGCACCTGCATCAGTGACAGTACGAGTAGCCACAAAGAAAGTAGTAGACTCAAAGCCCAGTCTGTCTACTATATTCCCTGTAGCAGGGGTAACGCCTGACAGGGTGACATCTAATCCATTTGCCAATTGCAAATTGTGTTTTAAATCTCTCATGTATTCCTCCTTGTTAGTTAAACACCAATTTCCATCACTTTAATTGCATCAAAGTTTGCCACACAACCGTCTACCCGCTTACGATAGATCATCTTGACTTGAGGATTGGAAGTAAATGGATCTTTCAAGATTGTCATACTTAAAGCATCTTGAATGATATAACCTTCCGACAGATCAGCTAGTATCGCTACTTTTTCTCCAGCTGCAAATTCATTGCTAGCATCTGGTCTAGCCATATCGTGCCAAAATTGAACTCTCATCATTGGTGGTACATCAGTATTCGGGTCTCCAAACAGCATCCTCTTAGTCTCCAACAAATGATAGTTAGTATCACTATTAAACTGAATTGTATGATAGTAAGCTGCCTTATGCATAAAGAGACGGGCGTTAGGTTCAAATCTTGGGTGCAGTACCGTCATAAGATTAATTAACCCTTCAAGCACGATTGAAGTAGCAGAACCAGATTTTACGGTCTCAATATCTCCATTCGTATGAGTATAATTATCACTGCCAACAAAATTATAATTGGCACTTAAAATACCTTTAGGGCATTTAGGGTGATCTCCAAGTACAAATTTCTTATTCTCCATATCAGAGAAGTCTTGCTGAACTTTCCCCAAAATGTAACTCTCTAAATCAAAAGAAGCGGTCTCAAGATTTTTCTCAGTCAGATAAACTACTGCCTTCTGTTCCTTTGGATCTAATTTAATCTCACCGAGCGATATAGCGTCTTGAGATTCAGTTGGGTTTTCTAACTCTCCAACAAAGCTGCTTTCGACTCTAGCTAGATCAGTTAGAAGCTCAGTAGGCTGGTCACCTGATATTACCCTAGCAAAAGGGCGAACGGGTGATGTTTCAGTAAGCTTCTGTATAATCCCATCAAGCAAAACAGGTCTAACTAAATACCCGCCTTCGGGGTTAGAACCTTGTCTCAAACCTTTAACTATCTCAATTTGCTCTTGAGATCGCCCCTTTCTTAGGAACTCATCCATCTTTTGGATACTGTCAGGATGGTCAGTTGGCTGTCCATTTTTGCTAAATAACATCCCCTCGTTAGATGCCAGGAACTCTTCAAATTCCTCCAACTTCTTCTGTTGAGTAGCTATTTGTTTATCAAGCTTCTGTATCTCTTCTTGTTTCTCTACTAAAGCATCAGCAATGTTCTTCTCCTGAGTCTTCAGCTCTCCGCCAATATTCTCGATTGATTTGCTTTGCTTAGAATGATTGTCTTGTAAAGCAACAACAACCTTCTTTAATTTTTCTGTCTCATTGAACATTTTCTCATGAGTGCTTTTCAGCTCACTGGAGATAAATGTCTTTATGTCATCATCCATAATTTAATTCTTGTTTTAGGTTAGTGAAAAATGATTTAATTTCAGCAATCTCAGGGTTATTATCATTAGTTTTAAATCCCTCAAAACTTTTGATGGTAGAAATTAATTCCTTAGCCTGTTTGCCGCTGAAACCTACATCCCGTAGGCAACTTTCAGCTTCTCGTATTGTCTTTGGCAAGTTGTAGCTTTTGACTGTGGCAGGATTTATTGTTGCCTTTGGATTGGCAGGAATATTCACAGCTGACACCTCAAGTAAATCCCCCTTCTTTATTTCCCAAACTGTCTTCTCTTTACCATCAATGATTTTATCTATGAACTTACTGTCGGATACATTAAAACCAATGCTCATAGAATCTATCTCACCTCTTTTGACGTGGTGATAAACTTCTTTTGCAGTCTGTTTATCTAAAAAGAATTTAGCCTTAACTCTAACTCCCTTATTGTCTTCTTCAGCTTTTACAGTACCTATAAAATTGTCGACGCTACCATAGTGCATATGATTCCAGAAAAGTTTAAGATTGCCTCCTGACTTTTCCAAACTTTCAGTGAACGCTCCTTTTTTGATGATATGGCCCATACGGTCAATGTTGCCATAAGTCGCAGCATAACCTTCAAAAGTTCCTTCTTCCCTTTCTGTAAAAGATTTTGTTGTAAAGGTAGAGTATATCGTTTCCATTATTCGAGATTATATCATTGATTTTGTCAAACGTCCCTTCTTCAAGTCTCTTCTGATATTTGTTGTTCAGTAGAGAGGGCATGTTGCTTAACAAACCACTTGGCAGCCGTTTCAGTCTTTTTAGTTGAGGTGGAATGCTCTACTTCATACCTCTCTGAATATCCTCTGTCACGACAGAATGTCTTTGCAGCAAAGATGACCGCTGCTGTATCACCACTTTTTATTTTCTTTATGAGAGCCGATTCTATAACATCTTTTAGTGTCTCTCTTGTTAACTCAACTCTTTTTTTATATGTCTCATTCGTGTGGAACCAACGGTAGTGTGTAGCTCTACACACTTCTTTAGAAGCTTTTGAGGCATTAGAAACAATTCCATCATATTTATCTAACACTTCCAAAAATCTTTTTTGCTTCGGCGTCAATTTTTGCTCGTCTTTCGCCATTTTGGACTCAAGAATTTATCTGTTAGAGTTATTTTAACTAATTTTAGCCATATTGTATGAAGAAGTTAGCGGTTACAGTATGACTATCTGGTGATAAAGTTTCCTCATGATCATAAAGACATTCAGAATTTATTCATTCCTAAAAACCAACTCGCTAGTCATAACACATCTACATTGTATAACATTAGCAGGAGAACCGTTAGGATCTCCTGGTCGAAGAAGCTTCTCTCCCATAACAGTGAAGTAATCATCCAATTTAACGGCGGGGTGAGAAGACATTCTCTCATGAGGATCTCTAACCCTGTTATCACCTGAATGCTGCCACTTTTTATAAATATCACCGTTTACTTCTGCTTCTATCCTCCGCCACGTGCCCTCTTGAGCAAAACTTAAAGCTTGATGTGTCTCTGTCCTAGCAATTACTGACGCGCGGTATTTAGAAAGCTTTTTTACATCTCTCAAATTCTTTATTATTTGCTCTCGTGATAATTCTTCTTCAATCCCTTTTTGCAATACTTGCTGTAAATCCCTAAAAGCAGTATCAGTCACTAACCTACTTTTTGTAAGACCAAAACTATTAGTCCAGTCATTAGCTAAGAAAGTATGAAAGCCTAAGTTATCAATTCTGTCGATTATTCTTACCACTTCTGCATAACGCCTAGCCATTTGACGGGAAGTTCTACCAGAAATATTACTAATGATGCGATCTGAATTGCTTCTTGCTATCTCTAATATCTCTTTACGAAATTCATCAAAAAGTAAATCACTATATACACGCCCTGTATCGCTATAAAATTTAGTAGCATCATCAATCAATCGATCACGTAAAGAACGTACCTTCCTTTTATAACGCCCTTCATAACGATCCATCAGATTATTTAGAATCTCACTTTCTCTCTGTCGCTGTCGTCTATTCAGGGGATTGCTCATTATCTTGTGTATCTTCTGTTGTAAAACCAGCAGCTTCTTCTATCGATATATCCTCCAGCGGGATAAAACCTGAAGGAATCATTGGAGAATCTGCTTCTGGAATTGTATAAGGTTCATAACCTAATTTTTCCCTCCCCTCGTTGAGAGTAATAAGCCCTCCTTTAACAAGACGATCATAACGCTCTGCTTCTCTGGCATATCTATCTTGTAGAGCCTCAACTCCCTTCTCGTTGACACAGAAGAAATATTCTTCATCTTTATCAATAAAACGAGATAAAGCTGATAGAAATTCATTTAGAAGAGGGATGATGACATTAGCATGTAATTCTTCATTCGCTGTTTGATAGTTATTGTAGGTTGACTCTCCCTTCAAAATCATCTGATGTGGTACTCCAAAAACGCTCGCAACAAACCTGCTAGCAGTATCTATCGATTGCTGAAACTCCATATCAGCAGGTGTCTGAGAAATTGGATCGAACTTCAGTGAGCTTGGCAGTACTGCTATTTGACCTGCCTTTTTACTACCCTGCAACTTCTTAATAGATTCTTGTACATCATATAACTGTTGGTCATTAAGAGAAGATAAAAAGGCATTTTCCCCTCCTGTTGGGATAGGACTAATTGTTCCACTCATATTAAAGCTGTTATGTAATAAAGCAGCATTCCAATCTAACCCTTCTACTAGAGTATCAATCGCATTAGCTGCATTTACAATCCTGGAAAAGCCGTAAAGCGGGTCTTCGGGATCGTAAGACTTAAAATTTAATATCTCACTTTTACCAGTAATCTCATTAACTTTGAAAACCTGCACTCCAATTCGAGGCTTGGAGTAGTGATATTCACGGGGGAGCTCCTCATTGATGGTTGACGGGATTTTACTTACATTATGACCAATCAAAACTTTTAACTTGAATATTTCACCAACTGGCAACCCCCCTTCAAAGCTGCGCATCCCTTGCACATACGCCTCACCATAAATTAAATAATCAATTAAAACTCTCTTGATGAACTCATTACGACTTATGCCATTGGCTGGCTGATTAAGTAAATCAAGGAACGGGTGATCTTTAACTAATATATTCTTATCGCCAACTTTACGTTTAAGCTCAATAGGTAGATCCGCTGCTTTACGTACAATTAAATTTACACATTGATAGACCGTAGGACACTGTTGATATGCAAATCTTAAGAGTGCCAGCTTGTTAAATCTAGATGATGTAGTAGTTATCCTACTTGATAATGTATTAGCACCATAATAATAAGACTCAAAATCCCGCTGTGGTATATCCCGCTGCGCGGTGAACTTTTGGAAGTATTGAGCAAACTGTCTGAAGAGTTTTTTCATACACTAAATTGTAACAAGAACGCGCGCTCCCCTCGGAATGCTTCCTTTAAATCATTATTTTTTAGCCGTGTTTATCTCTTTTTAGTTTCTCAGGTTTGCGACAGAAAGCTGCTCCCCTAGCTTAAAAGGGATATTCCCCCTCCGCTCTTGGTCAACAACCCAATAACGAATTGCATCCATTGCATGATCAAATTCTTTAATTGGTTCATCTTTAAATTTATTGAGTTTGATATCTTCATGATGTTTGTAATTTTTTAGTTCACGAATTAAGTCAGGGCTATTCTTTGTGACATATATTTTAAAACGCTTTACTAAATCAATCCCTCTCAATTTAGAGCCTGCTGGCTTGTAAGCAGGAGCTAAACGCCAACCTCGTCTCTTCATTCCCCCCGCCATTAAAGCACCTCCACCGCCCGTATCTATTACTATTGTTTTGTTTCTGTCAATATTTTGCTTTTCCATCCTTTGTGACAGAAGATCATCTGTTAAACGTGTGGAATATACCTCCTGATGTAAATATAAATTCTGTCCATGTATGCCACATCTAATTAATGCAGTTGGAGAGTAAGTATAACCAATATCTAATCCATACCCCGAATGCTTGACCTCCTCTTCAGGGAAGCTATCAATAATCTCAAATTCAGGGTAAACCAAGCCTTCTGCTATACCTAACTCACCTAATCCATAAACTCTCCACCTGTTTCTGTCAGTGTCCTTCCAACTTAAAATTTCAGCTTTGACATTTTCATCAATGAAAGGATTGTCGATATAGCAAGTCTTATATAATTTAGCGATTTTTGATCTGGATGGATGCTCTAAAATCTCAGTATGTGCCCAAAACTCCGAGGTAGGGTTATAATCCAAAATCATCTTACCTGTACACCTCTGATTGAGCTGCTGAAAGTCTTCAAAGTTCAGTTGATTTGCTTCATTGATAAAAACCATATCAGGCTCTAAACCATGCGCTTTAGCAGGGTCATCAAGACCAATAAATTCAAATTCAGTGCCAAGCAAATTATATACATCGTTTGATTTATTATGATTGCTTACATTGTAAAGATTCCAAGGCTTGAGAATTTTATTGATAAACTCTTTATAAGCTGTCCTGCGCAAAGAAGGCATCGTCTTGCGCACAATCATGACCCTTCTAAATGCCTGATGCTCGCAAGCTAACAATACTAGTGCCTGTATGATTGAGAAGGTTTTGCCTGAACGAGTGCCCCCTTGATGAATGGAGAACCGATAAGGACAATTTACTATATCATGATATGTTTTACAGAATTTTAACTCCTTAGACATTCAAATATTACTTTTTGCTTCGCAATTTTTCTTTCTTAGTAACGATATAAGATATTCTTTAGAATTTTCAATATTATATTTTAGTTTCTGGTGATAAAAAGTTCCTCTTGAGACATTTAACTTCTTTAATAGCTCTCTTATAGAGAAGTACTCAAGAGGCAACTCAGAGTCAAACAACTTTGATATTTTTTGCATCAATATATCTTTTTCACTATGATCTAAGTTTTTATCTTCAATGAATTGCTCAATCACTTTATCTATTTGGTCAATGTATCTCTCGCACACCAAATGATGGATATAATCCTGTATATCCATGTTGTTACGCTTTGTATACTGCCATAGTGAATTAGCGTGTGCAGTATAGAGGATTTTTGCAGTACGCTTTATTACATAAATAGGTTTAGGTATTTTCATGCTAGTAATTAGTGACAAGAAGTTCTAAGGTCTTCTTTGTACTGTAAAGTTCTTTGTATTGCCATATTTCCCATTGTGCATCCTCATGATCTCTTAATAAATACTACCAGCGATATTCAAATCTGTTAATTTGTGGAGGATGGATTCTGCCTCCAGGAAAGGCTTTAGGGCATTTACTCTTATATATTCTGGGAGAGCACCCTTTTCTTAGCTTCTCCCCTCTTCTTTTTGCACCGTGACAGACAAAGCCCGCTTCACTACCTCAAATTCTGCGAGAGGCACTCCCTGCAAGCCGGGCTTACGTGTAGCTGGATTAATATAATCGTGCATTGCTAAATAATCACTTAGCTGCTCAAGACTCCACCCGTTGAGTTTCGCAACAGAATGCAATTCTCTAGCAGACTGTTCGCTGATATATTCAACAACCTTCCGCCCTGATGCATCTGGAGCACTCTCTATTTCTGTCATATATTTAACCCGCCCTGGTGCAGATGGGATACTCTCTATTTCTGTCTCGTCAAGCAGCCCTATCCCCGCTATATCCAATATCGAGCGACGTTTAGCTTTGGTAACAGCTTTTAGCATTGCATTAACAAAGGCATCCCCTTGTAACAGAACCCTAACCGGCGCTCCTTTTGCATCGTAAAGCGGCTTACCTCTCACATCATATTTTATCGCCATCAAGGGGACAGCTCCAATATTATCCTGACTTCTACCATCGGGTGTCTCAGAAGTAGCACTGACAGCATATATCACCTCTTCCCCTTCTTTAAGTATCTCCTTAGCAGTGATTCTAGTAGATATCTTATGCACAGATGACAATTGACTAGTTGCCTCTTTTGTTGCATAAAGTATCTTTTTACCCTTGAGTGTCAATGTGGCAAAAGGCTTGCTGGCAGGATCTAACTTTTTAGAATGGCAAATTTGCAGGATATATTGCATAAGCTCCTCCTGACTAAGCTTCGATAAATCCTCTCCCAAAAGCACCTTTTCCAAGATAGCCTCGCTGATTTTAGTAACTTCCTGTTTATTGTTTGTCATTTTTCACTCCTGGTGTTGTTAGTTTTAGTTCTTGTTTCCTAAGTATCTCTCCCATCCTCTCTGCAATGTGGTTGTGTGCTCTCTCAAGGTATTTGAGATCAGCAGCACCGCTATTGCCCTCTATCACCTTCTGCAATTCTAATACATAACGCAAATCAGTCGAGATGAGAGCGTGGTAGGCTTCATATCTATTGCTTGACAGCTTGCCAGTTGCATGGCTTGTATCCAGCTTTGATAGCAGGTATTGCTGATAGTGCGCTAGTTCGTCAATTGCTTTTACTTTCAATCTGTTTGTTCCTCTCATAAATTTCTTAAGTCTTTGTAGATTTCTTGTGATTCTCCAGTCGACAATGAAAAGAAAACGAGCAACGCCAAAAGTCCGCCAAGAAACGAGTTTGCCACTTGCCAGAACCCTTGGGGCTTTTGTTCCTCTCCCTTCGCTTTCATTGCTCTCTCTAATTGAGTTTTAGGTAAACCCTTGCCTAAACTACTGCTTCGCAATCTAATCGTCTTTGGTTGAAGTGCTAATGAGATGCTTGCTCTCTTACTAACTCTCAGCTCTAACATTTAGATTTAATCTTCGTCTACTAAGCTGTCACTATCAAAAAGCGTTAAAGTTTCTAATCTTTTTGAGTTTCTCAAGTTTAGTCATTGTTAATTCCTTTCATCGCTCAACTATTTATATAGTACCCTTCGCCAGTGAAGGTGTCAAGGGTTTTCTGTATTATTTTCTAATTTCTTTTTCTTTTTTATATTATTCATCCTTTTAGCTTGTTCAGGAGAGAGAGTTCGATTCACATTGGCTTTTTTTGCCATCTCTCCTCTATACATTTTATTGAAGCCTTTTATATAATCTCTCAGCGCTGTTTTATTTTTAGGCAAGGGATTATCAGCTAAATATTTATCTAGTACTTGCTCAAATAGGCTGGGCTTTTTGTCTTTGTTTGTCATATCTAGTGATTATTTACAAGGCTCTCTCCTCCTCATCATCATTTTAAATATTTATTTCCTCTATGTCGATGGCATAATGCAGCAAGGCTAGAGCATCAGCCTCATTATCATCGCTAGGATTGTGACCTTTTGCCTTCATTGCTTCAATCATTTCCTGTTTGGAGGCGTTCCCCTTCCCTGTTGCATGCTTCTTGATAGTGCCTACTGGTACTGGCTCTAGCTTAACCTTCGCTATTGCAAAGTACATAGTCAAGATAGCTTCGAAGCCTCCATAAACATGTGCTGCATCTACTCCACTATGAGCACGTACGTGCTCATAGTAAACAGTGTCTACTGAGCATTTTGTAAGTTTGTCTAGTGCTTTTAAGAGTTCCTCAAAGCCTAGATAGCGAGTTGCTTTAGTCTCTTTTGAGGTCTTGAGTTTAGCCTTACCGCTATAAATCTCCCCTTCTAGCATCCCCGCCCAGCCGGTAGTTGTACCAACATCTAAAGCTAATATCGTTTTATGACTATTCATGTGGCCGACTCTCTTCAAGCTGCTTATGCAAGCGTGTCAGCTCTCTTTGCTGAATCATAATTGTTTCTTTGTAGTCTTTTAATGTCTTTTCCTTTCTCTCTTGTAAATATGACTGACACCAACACATGCCAATCACCATGCCAATCACTAATACCACCGAAATCATGAATCCCGCCAACAAACATGTCGACCAAGCTTCTCCTAAATTCTTAATTTGCTCATGCATTATCTATCTCCTAATTTATTGTTTAGTGTTAGTTTGTGTTTTTTTGCAAAGTCTCTAATTATTTTGCTCTGAGGTGACCAGCCAACCCGAAGTAGATGCTCTAAGTGCTCTTTGGCAGATGTTTCTTTGTTTCTAGTGACTGATTCTGAGTCAAGATTTATCCAAGCGTCTGTTTTCTTATTCTGACTTATCACGGTTCTTCACCTCCCTTTTAAGTAAACGCTTTTTCTCCTTAAGTAAACTCTTTTTCCTCTCCTCAATCAAACTTCTGAACTGATTCGTTTCGCTTAATTGCCCTTCCATTTGCTCTAATTGATCTAAATTCTTTATCAAATCTTGCAATGCCTCTTCTTGCTTTGCTAGTGGCATTCCTTCCACCACAATTGGATTTAACTCTCTCTCCCTCTCCTTAAATCTCTCTTGAGCTCTCTCAATCTGTTGCTTGATTTCTGCATGCTTCTCTTCTGTTAGCTGACAAACTTCTTCATCTGTATCGCTGGGCTCGGGCGGCGGGGCTTGTAGTCTTACATGCTTCTTTTCTGTTGGCTGACAAACTTCTTCATCAGCAGCACCTATCCCTCTTGCCTTCCTCTCTCTATTGAGTCCTTTTGCTATCTTTGTATACATACCCTGGAACTCATGAAAGAGATATGTTTGCCCGTCACGGGAGGTGCATTTGTACGTATGGTGGAACGTTTTAATACATTCTATCAGTGCATAATCAATGAACTGCTTACCCAATCGCTCATATGTGCAATGTTGCTCACGATGAGCATCAATAGCAAACTTTAATTGCTCTTTCCAGTACGAAAACTGTGCCCCTTCTGGATCTGGATATGATGAGAATCTCGATAAAGGCAACATGACAGGCTGTTTAGCTACAGCTAACGGTTTATAGTCAACAAAAAGTTGCCAAGCCTTCCCGACAAAAAACTTCATCATCTCATCCTCTCGAGGGATTCCCTGTATATCCATGATTATTTCTCTAAACTTTCCAGGCGACGGGAAGAAAGAATGTTTACCTTGTGCAAACTCTTTCATAGCTTCACGTAAGCCCTTGGTCGAAACTTCGACCCCCTCCAATCCTATCTCCCACATCTCAATCAGATCTTCCATCTGCGAAGGCCTTGGAGTTTGACCTAATCCCAAGCACATTAATTTGTCCAAAACTAATTCTTTCAAGTCTTCACCTTGTAATTTCATGCACCAGCCTCCATTTTGCAATTAAGCTGCACCTGCTTTTGCCTCTCTTCTATTTTCTCTATTTGCTCTAAATATCTTTCTGAAGCAGACATCTCGCTTTTCTGCTTTTGCCTCTCTTCTATTTTCTCTATTTGCTCTAAATATCTTTCTGAAGCAGACATCTCGCTTTTCTGCTTTTGCCTCTCTTCTACTTTCTGTTCTTCCAAGGCACTCTTTAGCCAGCCTCTCTCGAAAGTCTTTTCCCAAGAATCAACAGGCTTGCCATTCACCTTAACCCAATTCCTAGGCTCGTAGTGCTGCATAAACTCACCAGCCTTCTTCTCTGCAAACTCCCCTTTTAACCCTTTCTGCTTGAAATAAGTAATTACCTCCTCGAGAGTAGGTGCTACAAACGGCTTAGGCTGCCTCTTCACTCTCCAAACAGATGATTCTGCTAGCCAAAACCGCTTGTCTAAAAGTGGCTTAGGGTAAAAAGCAGTACCGGGTCTCGTGGCTGTCAGCTCTTCGTATTTTTTCTCAAGTATTTCTCGTGGAGGCAGCCCATCAGCATCAATCAACGCTTCCCAAACTTTCCGAGCAGCAATCTTACTCGCTCTCTCTTTGCTTCCACCAGCCTTACCGTAAAAGTCGCAAAATTCTTTTCGACGATATTTTCGCTCTTCTTGCTCTTTTGCCTGCTCGTAAGCTAGATGCTTCTCGTACTGACTCAAAACCGGGGCGGGGGGAGAGCTTTCCCCCTCACACTCCCCCTTAGTACTAGTATTAATAATATTATTATTAGTTTTTGAGTTATTTAACTCAAAACTACTACTAGTAGTATTAGTAGTTATTTTTTTTTTTTTATTAATAATATTATTATATTTATTATTAATATATATAGGGTCCCCCTCCCCCCCCCGGGGGGGGTGTGCTACATAAACGGGGGGGGAGTCAACAACATCTTGCGAAGATGATAAATTCTTCAAAAGCTCTAATGCTTCTTTCATTACTTCTATCCCGGTTGTGAAAAAATCTTGCTGAGCATTTCCGACAAAGCCCTTCTTACGAGCTATCTCGTCAATCACTCCGAACTCTTTCAGATCTATTAAGCAGCTCTTAAGCCCTCTCAGACTCCTTAGCTCACTAACACCCCTCAAAAAACGTCTGATGAATCTGATGTCAGCCTCTGTCATCTTGCTAAATCGCTCGAAGATTGATTTAGTTAAATGCTCCTCAAAGACTGTGATTAACTCTGATGCTTTTGCTTTTTTACTCAATGCTTACTCCTTTATCCTGTGTTAGGTGTCCTGCTAAATAGAAGTCCCTTGGCAGGCTAACAGGAATAGCCTTTCGGATATCTCCTAGCCAAGAGAACTTTTGGAACAAACAATCAAGTTATTGGAACAAACAAGCTAGGGGCATCCCCTAACAATGAAACTTGACAAGACAACTTATCAAGTTGTAATATGAATTCCAGATGTAACCCAATTTAAACAAAACGACAGACTATTTGATAATCATCTAGACCATCAGGATAAAACTTAAGATGAGTTTCTAATTCCTTGTCTAAGTTTTGCTTCTACCCCTTGTGGTTTTGTATTTTGAGTTTGTTCAATTTAAAATATAACTTATTGCTTTTAAAAAAGCAATAACTGATGACAAATTTTTTGTTAATTTGTTCCGGGTTGCATCTAAAAAGATATTAGTCAATCAAAGTTCTGTAAACCATCCCTCGTTTTGTAGGTCCTCACTGGTTTTAGCATTATCGACATAGAAAGCAGGTAGAAAATCAACAGCGCTTAATCTGTTCGCCTTATTTTCATTGATAATGTTATGTATATTTGCAATCTCTTTTAGTGTTGAGTGTAGTGTCAACAAAGGATCTAATATTGTCTCGTCTGCATCAGGATGAATGTAGATAGTACTCTCAGGTAGAGATAACACAACTTCATTATTTTTAGGATGTACCAGCCAATGGCAATAATATTGAGTAGAAAGATTTTCTGTACTGACAACTGATAATTTATACAATAGTCCACTAACTAGCTTTACATTCTCTAAACTCGAAATAGAAATATATAGCATTAGTAGACACTCCAAATGTCGTTAAGCATAATAGCATTAGTAAACACTCCAAATGTCGTTAAGCATAGATGTTATTTGCGGTCTGTTAGCTGATTGATCAGTGTCGTATAAAATCATTGCTTGCAAAGTACCTTCAAATGAATATCGAACAGCCGCCTGATAAGCACCAAATAAAAAACTAGGCCAGTTGCTTATGTTTGCATTTTCATGGGTTAAAATTAGTTGCTCTTGATCAGATGTCATTTGAAATAAGTCATCACGAGTTGTAATATTCTGTAAAACAGAATTTTTATAAATCCCGGGTGTCCCGTATTGTCCAGCGAAAGGACTTGCATAGTTTCCTTCCTCAGCAGCAGGCCCATACTGATTACCCCCTGATTTTGGAAATAGAGCAGAAGGTAGAGTAATACTATATCTTTGCCAACTACTCGTCAAAGTAAAGTTATTTCCACCTACACTGTTAAAATCTAGTTTTACAGTTGGTGTGCCTGTAACTGCTTTCATCCAGACC